AAGGTTATAAAAAAAATAGTCCTGATAAAGATAGACCTTATAATGTAATACCAAGCGGGGACATCACTATGGAAAACGTAGAGTTCCCCGTTTTAGGTATTGACAATAAAGGTAATGAAAAAGTAATGGAACCTGGTAAGAACTATAAGTTTCCAGGTGATGTTGTATTAGAGTTTCCAATGTTAAAAGGTGGATTCGTTAAAAATAAAAAAAGTATATATAATAAAATATTTAAAAAATAAATTATGGGACAATTTGGTAATCAACCGGATTTTGGAACAGCATCAAATACATTAACACCTACAGGTAATGCTGACGATTTAACGACAGGCGCTTTTATAAATCCTCCATGCGCTTTATATGTTGGTACAGGAGGAGATGTGTTAGTTGGCATTGTTGGCGGTGATTTAAATACTGCTATAGGTGTTAATGCAACATTATTTAAAAATGTTCCGTCTGGCACTTTTATGCCTGTTATGGTTTCTTATGTATGGGATGGTGATAGCTCAGGCACTTTAACAACGGCTGCAGATATAGTAGGTCTTTACTAATGGGATGGGGAATGGGTATACCGATTGGGTGGCCAAATGTGACTTCACAACAAATTGGGCCATCGGCTTTTACCGGATACATGACACCTAGTAATGACTTTAACATTAATTTTGGACAAAATTACACTTTTAGATGGTGGGGGGGAGATCAGAATGGGGGAGAATTAGGGGAAACGCATGTATTCTTTGCTTTCGGCCCAAACTTAAATATTCATAGCGCACGTTTAGATTATTACGGCGGAACGGCGTTTAGGTTTAAATATGTAATACAGGGAGTTTTAATATTTGATATTGGAATTGAATTAACAGAACGTTGGAATTTTTATTGTATTGAAAGAGTTGGAGATATAATATTTTTTTCTATAAATGGAAAGTGGTTAGCTAATTATTTTTATGGAATGAGTGCAATAAACGTTGATGGATTGCAATTAAATATTGGTTCTAATGGCAGTGGCAATATATTGAACGCCGCGTTTAATAACTTTGAATTTAATGGCAACGATATATATAATATAGGAGTTAGTTTTCCTCCTCCAACAGCAGATCTTTCGCCTGATACAGCTACTATATTTTTAGTTGCGCAAGGTGATAATTTTGCGGGATTAAAAAATGATATATCTGGAAACGGGCACAACGTTATAACTGGATCACATGCTTCATTTACGCTAGCCAATCCATATTTTTCAGGTTCAAATGGAAGTTTCCTTTTCGAATAATAAATAAAATAATATAAAATGACAACAGAAGAAATCGCAAAGCTAAAACACCTTTTAACATTATCATAATAAACAATTAAATTAAATAAAATGGAAGTAGTAAAACAAATTACAAAAGAACAATTAGAAACAATCACAAATCAACAAAAAGATCTTAGTACATTACTTACTAATATAGGATTGGTAGAATCACAAAAACATGGATTCCTACACCAATTAAGAGATCTTAATGAGGCCATTGAAACATTTAAAATGGAATTGCAATCACAATATGGTGCAATTAATATTAATTTGGAAGATGGTTCATACACTGAAATACAAGAGGACAAACAGGAATAATGAAAGTTGTTATTAGAAAAATTAGTATAGGTACTGATTATAAAAATGAAGCAATGCATTATTCAATTGGACAGCAAGTATACGGGGGTCATGAGATTACCTGTATACTTGAAGAAGATGATAACTCTTGTATGATTTATATAAAAAAATTAGACGAGGTAATGCCATGGAAAAAATTCAATTCCAATATGGCAATTGCATTGGAGTATGATTTAGAATATTAATGAGAAGTGTATTTGATTTTATTGTAAAGCCCGTTGGAGCAAGATATGAAAACAAAGTAAATATTGACGGTAAAGAGTTAATAATAAATACTAAAATAGAAAGTTTTAAATCAGTAAATAATCTAGCGGAGGTAGTCGAGGTACCATTAGCGTACAAGACTGTAATTGAAAAAGGTGATTTAGTTATAATCCACCATAATGTATTTAGAAGATTTTATGATATAAGAGGTAATCAAAAAAATAGTAGATCGTATTTTCAAGATGATCTTTATTTTGTTGGGGCAGATCAAATCTATTTATATAAAAATAACGAAGAGGACTGGAAGTCTTTTGGTGATAGATGTTTCATAAAACCACTAAAAAATAAATCGCATTTAAGCCACGAAAAAGAGCGTAAGCTTATTGGAGTACTAAAATACGGAAATAGTTCCTTAAAAGCGATAGAAATAAACGAGGGAGATCTTGTTGGTTATACTCCAAATGGGGAATTTGAGTTTATTGTCGATGGACATAGGCTATATTGTATGAAATCTAATGATATTGTAATTAAATATGAATATAAAGGAGACGAAGCAGAACATAATCCACGCTGGGCACAAAGCAGTTCTCGAGTTAATTAAAGTTGCTGAAGAAGCAATCTTAGATAATGGAGAGGATGATTTGTCAGCAGATAAATTAAAGAATGCTGCTGCTACAAAAAAATTAGCTATATTTGATGCTTTTGAAATATTAAGCAGAATACAAGAAGAAGAAAGAATATTGCTGGAAGATAGTAAAGAAGTTGAAACGAAGGTTTTTAAAGGATTTGCAGAAGGGAGATCTAAATAATGTACGAGCAAACACTTTACAGAATAGTACCAGATTATGTAAAATCTAGTATTATAAGGCAAAACAACCGACATAATAAATGGAAGTATGGATATAATAAAGACCATGATATGGTTGTTATTAGTAAAAATGGAAAGATTGGTGAAATCATTGAAATCCAAAATTTAAAAATAGCTTTACCATTATTAGAATCAACTTATTGTAGATCAAAAAATAAGGAAGAACAATACTGGGAACAAATGGAATTCCCAAAAGAATTAAGTAAAATAAAAAGCACTTTTGACTGGGCTAAACAAACGGAAGCATTTAAAGATCGTTGGTATGATTATATAGATAACGAATTTAAATACCGAGAAGAAGGCTTTTCATTTTATAATAATGGAAAACCTACCTATATAACTGGTACACATTATATGTACTTGCAATGGAGTAAGATAGACGTTGGTGCACCAGATTTTAGGGAATCAAATAGATTGTTCTTTATATTTTGGGAAGCTTGTAAAGCGGATCCAAGATGTTACGGAATGTGTTATTTAAAAAACCGACGTTCTGGATTTTCTTTTATGTCTTCTGCGGAATTGGTTAATCAAGCAACTATATCTAGTGATTCTAGATTTGGTATATTATCAAAATCTGGAGCTGATGCCAAAACAATGTTTACCGATAAAGTGGTACCTATCTCAATTAACTATCCTTTCTTTTTTAAACCAATTCAAGACGGTATGGATCGTCCTAAAACAGAGTTGGCATATAGAGTTCCAGCATCAAAATTTACAAGAAGAAAATTAGATGCAAATGAGAATGCTATAGAACTTGATGGATTAGATACAACAATAGACTGGAAAAATACAGGGGATAACTCTTATGACGGGGAGAAATTAAAATTACTCGTACATGATGAAAGTGGGAAATGGTTAAAACCAGATAACATATTAAATAACTGGCGTGTTACTAAAACGTGTTTGCGACTAGGTAGTAGAATTATTGGCAAATGCATGATGGGATCAACCTCAAATGCTTTAGATAAAGGGGGAGATAACTTTAAAAAATTATATTATGACTCCGATGTTACAAAAAGAAACCGCAATGGACAGACTAGCTCAGGATTATATAGTTTGTTCATACCTATGGAATGGTCGTACGAGGGATTCATTAATACTTATGGCCTACCTGTCTTCGACACTCCAAAAACCCCGATAAAAGGAATAGATGGTAATGAAATAGATTATGGAGTTATAGAGCATTGGCAAAATGAAGTAGATGGTTTAAAGAATGATTCTGATGCATTAAATGAATACTATCGCCAATTCCCTAGAACTGAGCAACACGCATTTAGAGACGAGACTAAACAATCTTTATTTAATCTTACTAAAATCTACGAGCAGATTGATTACAATGAAGACCTTAGAAATACAGCGGTACTAACACAGGGAAGTTTTCAATGGGAGAACGGAATACCAGATACTAGAGTAATATTTTATCCAAATAAGGATGGAAGATTTTTAGTTTCATGGATTCCGCCTACATATTTACAAAACCGCGTAATAATAAAGAATGGGATGAAACACCCAGGCAATGAAGATTGTGGCGCATTTGGATGTGACTCTTACGATATATCAGGAACGGTTGATGGAAAAGGATCTAATGGAGCATTAAGTGGATTAACTAAATTCTCTATGGAAGACGTTCCTCCGCATACTTTTTTTTTAGAGTATGTTGCAAGACCACAAACGGCCGAAATATTTTTTGAGGATGTATTAATGGCATTAGTATTTTACGGGATGCCAATACTTGCGGAGAACAATAAACCAAGACTTCTGTATTATTTAAAAAGAAGAGGTTATAGAGGTTATTCAATGAATAGACCTGACAAAATTTGGAATAAATTATCTCCAGCAGAAAAAGAAATAGGTGGAATACCAAACTCAAGTGAGGATATTAAACAAGCGCATGCTGCGGCTATTGAGTCTTATATAGAAGATCATGTTGGATATACAGAATATGGCTTTGGGAACATGTATTTTAATAGAACATTAAATGATTGGGCAAGGTTTAATATAAACGATAGAACAAAATATGACGCTGCTATTAGCTCAGGTTTAGCTATTATGGCTTGCAATAAAAATAGATATGTACCAATAAATCCAATAATTAGACAAAATCATAATTTAGGCATTAAGAAATACGATAATACAGGTTCTTTATCAAAAATATACAAATAGATGAATATATACACAAATACAAATAGTGCATTTCCTAGTCAGGTAGTACCCGATTCGGTGAAGGCATCTGAAGAATACGGACTACAAGTATCACGTGCTATTGAACAAGAATGGTTTGACCAAGGAAGAACCACACAAAACAGATATTTAACTAATTGGAATAACTTTCATCAATTAAGATTATACGCAAGAGGAGAACAATCTGTACAAAAATATAAAGATGAATTAGCTACAAATGGCGATGTTTCTTATTTAAATTTAGATTGGAAACCAGTTCCGGTAATATCTAAGTTTGTTGATATTGTGGTTAATGGTATGTCCCAAAAAGGGTACGACATTAGAGCATATGCACAAGACCCAGAATCAATAAAACAAAAAACAAATTACGCTCAAGCAATTTTAAGGGACATGTATTCCCAGGATCTTATTGCTAAAGCAAATGCATTAACTGGAGCTAACTTTGCAAGTTCATCATTAGGTAAAGAAGAATTACCAGAAACTAAGGAAGAGCTTGAATTACATATGCAGCTTACCTATAAGCAATCTGTTGAAATTGCAGAGGAAGAAGCAATCAATAATGTACTTGCCCAAAATAAATGGGATTTAGTTAGAAGAAGGCTTAATTATGATTTAACAGTATTAGGTATTGCTTGTGTTAAAACAAACTTTAATGTAAGCGAGGGTATTAAAACAGAATACGTAGATCCAGCTTATTTAGTTTATTCTTATACAGAAGATCCAAACTTTGAAGACGTATATTATGTTGGAGAAGTAAAAGCGGTAACTATACCAGAATTAAAAATGCAATTTCCTCACATATCGGAAGAGGAATTATATAAGATACAACAAATGCCCGGTAATAGACAATATATAACGGGTTGGGGTAACTACGATGAAAATACTGTTCAGGTTTTATATTTTGAATATAAGACTTACATGAATCAAGTA